TAGTGGTGGTGGAGCAGGCAGTGGTGGTACTGCAAGTTCAAATATTCCTTACGCAGGTTTCGGTGGAAACTCTGGAAACTCTGGTGTTTTACCGGGACGAAGTGCAGGTGGTGCAGGTCAAGTAGGTGGTTTCGCACCAGGTGCTGGTAACGGTGGTGGAGGTGGAACCTTCAACCAAAACAACGCTAGATCTGGCGGTGGTGGTGGAGGAGCAGGTGCTTGTTACGCTGTAATCGGTGCACCACAGTATTCTCCAGCAGGTCAAACAGTTACCGTAGGTTCAGGTGGTAACGGTGGTGGCGGTGGTCCTCAGTCTAATCCAGGTGGAGCAGGTCAATCAGGTAAAGTCACAATCGTGGAGTTTATATCATAATGGCTAAATTTGTATTAATAGACTCAAATAACAGAGTGTTGTATGTGGCTGACTCTAGACCAACAATAGCGGGTGGAGATGAATATATCGAGGTAAGTAATGATTCAGTTGCTAATCAATGGTATTATGATGGCACAGATGTGCATGAATTTAAACCCTATGATATTGAAGAAGTTAGAGTCATGAGAAACGAAAAATTAGAACAGTCTGATTGGATGGTGCTAGAGGACAGTCCTTATAAGGCCACTGGTCAAGAGTCCAACCTAGCTAATATTAAGACCTACAGGCAAGAACTTAGAGACTTTCCAAACGAAAGCACATCATATAACGAAAACAACATTAATTGGCCCACATTGACATTAAGTTAAAGCTAAGTATTATATCTTAAATACTTAGAAATGATTGTTAATCAGAATTTTATTATAAGCGAAGGTTATTTTCCTGATCATGTTTGTCATGACATAATTCAATCAGCTAAAAATCAACAAGAAATAGATGGTGTAATACAAAAAGGTGATGATAAAAAAGTAAGAAATTCTAGAGTAACTTGGTTAAAAGACAAATGGATATACGATTGGATAGAGGGATTAGTATATCAAATAAATCAAGAGCAAGATTGGAATTTTGTTTTAAGTGCTCCAGAGGACATACAGTTTACTAGATATAAGGTGGGTCAGTTCTACGGATGGCATCAAGATGTTTATGAAAATTTACCTAATGGACTACAAAGAAAAATATCGGTTGTTATACCTTTAGTCGACTCTAATGAATACGAGGGTGGAGATCTCCAGTTTTATAACCCAATGGAAAATCCAAATAAAAGTCAAGAAGATAAGATAATAAAATTAGAAAAACTTAGAATAAAAGGTAGTGCTATAATCTTTCCAAGTTATATTTATCATCAAGTTACACCAGTAACGAAAGGTGAAAGATTATCTATAGTGATATGGTTTAACGGAGAAAAATGGAGGTAGAAAATTTATTCGATAAACATAATTATGTGGTCGTTCAAAATGCTATCAGTCAAGAGTTAGCAGATTTTGTAAAAAATTATTTTTTAATGAAAAGAAAAGTAGTGGACCAAATGAAATATACAAAAATTATTTCACCGTTCATAGAGTATTTAGGTGTTTGGAATGATGAGCAAGTTCCAGGAACATACAGTCATTACGCTGATTTTGCTATGGAAACTTTACTAAGAAAATTAAAACCTTTAATGGAAACTCAAACAGGTAAGAAACTTTATGAAAATTATTCCTATGCAAGAATTTATAAATATGGCGATACTTTGTACAGACACAAAGATAGATTTTCATGTGAAATATCAACTACTCTTAATTTAGGTGGAGATCCATGGCCAATTTATTTAGATCCTACAGGAGAGACAGGTAATGAAGGCACGGAGATAAATTTAAGACCAGGAGACATGTTAATTTATAAGGGTGCATTGTGTGAGCATTGGAGATACGCTTTTACTGGTAGTCAGTGTGTGCAAGTGTTTTTACATTATAATGATGTAAACACAGAAAACGCTGAAAAAAATAAATACGATACTAGACCTTTTTTAGGTTTACCCTCATGTTTAAGAAAACAATAACTTTTAAATCATCATATAAAAAAGAACTTATTGAGCCAGTGCCAATAAAAAAATTAGCTCCAGAATGGTATAAAAAATTACCAAATTATTATGGGAATAAAACTATTTTCCAAGATGCAACTGCAAAAAAATGTGTGCCAATGTTAGATGCATTTACCTCTGGTTATGCAATATTAAATCCAGTTGACATCATATTTTGGCACGAAACAAAGGATGACAAAAAAGGAATAGGATTTAGATTACCAGATAGTTTACATATAGATGATTATCCAGGAATTAATGTTGGTATTGAGTTACACAATAGTAATCAAATAAATCAAGGCTTTGTAAGACCTGATGAATATGACATACCATTTAAATATTTAAATCCTTGGATTATAGAAACTCCAAAAAATTATAGCTGTTTATTTATAAATCCTCTCAACCATGGTGGAGGGAGAGGTATTAGAACATTAGACGCAATAGTAGAAACAGATATGTATTACAACCAAGTCAACTTTCCTTTTTTCTTAAAAAAGTTTGACGAAAAAAAATCATTTTTGTTAAAAAAAGGAGACCCTGTAATTTTGGTTTTTCCTTTTATAAGAGATCAATGGCAAATGAAAGTCTCTGACATTGACACAGATAAAAAACAACATGTACATTTTAATTTATTTAATAATATTGCAGATAATTACAAAAGAAAAATATGGAGGAGAAAAAATTATGATTAGTAACTACATAATAAAATGGGGCGTGAAAGAAGTAAACACCGATAGTACAGAGGGAAAAATAAATTTTTTTAACAAAATGCTTTTACTCATAAGCAAAACTTTTACTTTTAAGTTAAGTGGTGCACATACAATTGAAAAAGATATGAATTTTTATTACTTTGATGAGGGTAGCACTGATTGGTTTTTTGACCCACAAGATAGAACTTTTAACATGTTTTACACAAAGTCAATTAAAGATTTAAATTTAGAGGCTATTTTATTAAATGAGTCTAAGAAAATTACACTAGAACCTAATTGTTTATATTGTATGCCTTATTGGATGAGTTATAAATTTAGTTCAGAAACAAAACATAAACAAGAGCTGATTAATTTAAAGTTGCTTACAGAAACTAGACCGAAGCTCATAGCTAATGGAACACTTTGGTGATGTTAAAAATATACGATAATCAAATACAAAATAAAGAGGACATTTACAAAGAGATATGTTCTTTACCTTATAATTTTGGAGAGACCGATAATGTAGATTCTAAGCCTACTGGTTTAACCACTGAATTATCAGAAACAACATTAACCTATAAATCCATATATGCATTTGTAAAAGAAAATGAGACACTGAAAGATAAAATTATACACCGTACTTTTGTTAATTTATTTATTCCTGGAGAATATGCTAATTATCACACAGATGGTTCTTCTAAAGAGTATACTTTACTCTATTATGCAAATCTTAATTTTGATTTAGATGAAGATGGTGAAACAAAATTTTTATCAGAAAATAATACTTTATCATCTATTTTACCTATACCAGGGAGAATAATAGTTTTTCCAGCAGACTATAAGCACACAGCTTCTCCTTACAGAACGCAACACAGATTTACAGTAGCTTTTAAATTTAAGGAGAAAACATGATACAACCAGATGAATTAAAAGAAAAAAACTTTAAAGTATATTTAGGAATGCCAATGTACGGAGGAATGTTATGTGAGGCCACGTTACATGGTTTACTTGAGGTTCAACAATGGACCATGGCTAAAGGAGTTGGATTACGTTTTCAATCCATGGGAAATGAAAGTCTAATAACCAGAGCTAGAAATACAATAGTTTCAATGATGATGGATGACAAAGATTTTGTGGCAACTCACCTTTTATTTATTGATGCAGATATAGGTTTTAGTTGGAGAAACATAGAACGATTACTATGTGCAGATAAAGATATAGTTTGTGGTATATATCCTAGAAAACACTTACATTTGGAAAAAGCATCTAAGTGGATTAAAGAAGACCCTGATATTAAACCTGATGACTTAGAGGCTAGAATACTTGGGTATAATCTTAATTTTGATGATCCTTCTCATCTTAGAGGTCAAAACGGTTTTTTTAGAGTCAGTGAAGCGGCCACAGGTATGATGCTAGTTAAAAGAGAAGTATTTAGAAGAATGTTTAAAAAATTTCCTGAAAGAAAGTATGAGTCTGACCAAATAGTTAATGGTGAATATTTTAAATCTGATAATTGTTATGATTTATTTGCTGTTGGTCCGTATGAGACACAACATGTGGATGGTAAACCGATGATTAGATATCTGTCTGAGGATTATTATTTTTCAAGATTATGGCAAGAATGTGGTGGTGAGATATGGGCTGATTTAGCTATGCCACTGACACACTTTGGTAATAGAGCCTACAAAGGACACGTTGGTAGTCTTGTGGCTGAAAAGAAATGAGAATAATAGAAAATTTTTTACCTGAGAATAATTTTAGGTTTATTCAAAAACTTTTAATGTCAAATAATTTTCCTTACTATAGACAAGAATGGGTAGGTACACCTGATGATATCTCATTAACTTCATTACTTACACATTTGTTGATATATGATGGAGAAAAAAGAACGGATGAGGCTTTTCAAAAAATTATAATGGAGCCTATTGCCAATAGGTTAAAACAAGAAAACAATTTTTTAAATATTGTCAGAGCAAAAGTAAACTTATATCCTTATCAAAATGAACACATGAAAAGCACTTATCATGTGGATCAGGATATCGAACACAAAGTCTTATTGTTACCTATAAATACAAACAATGGCTATACTGAGTTTGAAAACGGAACAAGATTTAAATCTATCGAGAACACAGCTATTATCTTTAACGGTAATTTAAAACATAGATCAGTAAGTCAGACTGATAATTCTGCAAAAATTAATATAAACATAAACTATTATTATGAAACTTAGATTAATACAGACCAATTGCTCTGCTATCAATAGCATCTATGTTTATGAAAATTTTCTAGAGGATCTATCGTATTTAAATATTTTAAAAAATAAAATTATTGAATATACAAAAACTGGAGAGTTAGATTATAAAACAAATGTTTTAGCAAAGATGACAGGATGGAAAAAACTTTTGGAGGATGATGATTTTAATAGAATACATCAAAATATAATACACACTTTATATAATATTATTAATATGAGAAATCCTACACCAAACGAAGAGATAGCTTTTGGATACAGAGACTCATGGGGTATGAGTCATGGTGAGGGTGATTACACTAAAGATCATATACATAATTTTTCACATTTTTCAGGGTCTTTTTATTTTGAAGTGCCAACAACTACGAGAATGTGGTTTGAGGATTATCAAGAAGAAATAGAATTAAAAGACAACATGTTAGTTTTATTTCCAGGTTTAACCAAACATCGTGTTACAGCTCATACTGGTGAAAAACAAAGATATTCAATGGCTTTTAATTTAGATCTAAAAGTAGTATAACAGTAAAATGCCCTTAGTAAATTTTAGACCAGCACCAGGAATAAACAAGGAAGTCACTGACTATACAGGTCAGGGTAAGTGGACTGATGGAGATATGGTGCGTTTTTTTCAAGGATTACCACAGAAAATAAAAGGTTGGGAAAAATTTATAAGCACCACCTTAGTTGGTGTAGCAAGAGATCAACACTCATTTGTAGATTTGGATGGCATAAGATTTAATGCAATAGGCACAGACAGAAAACTATACATATTCACAGAGGGATTAGCTTATGATATTACCCCTATAAGAGAAACTCAGGCTCTCACAAACCCCTTTACCACTAACGCAACAACATCAGTGGTGGTTACAGATACTTCTCATGGTGCAGTAAAAGGTGATTTTGTAACATTTGACTCATTCTCAGCCATTGATGGTCTTGACATGAATAAAGAGTTTGAAGTTACATCAGTGGCTAACGCAGATGCTTATGTGGTTACACATACTAGTGCTGCATCTGGTTCAACAGCAAGTGGTGGTGGATCAGGTAACGCTAAATATCAAATATCCATAGGACCAGAATTATCAACTTCTGCATTTGGTTGGGGCACGGATGGTTGGAGTGTTGGAACTTGGGGAACTCCTTCAACGACTTCAAATGTTACATTAGAGGCTAGACAATGGTCACTAGATAATTTTGGTGAAAACTTAATAGCTACAGTTTTAAATGGTGGAGCTTTTGAATGGAAGCCATCTTTAGGAGTATCAACAAGAGCAACAGCAATCACCAATGCACCAACAAAGTCTAGATTAGGTTTGGTGTCTACACCTGACAGACATTTAATATTTATGGGAACACAAAAAACCATAGGAGGAACTAACCCACAAGACGATTTATTAATTAGGTTTTCTAATCAAGAGGATATTAATACATATCAACCAACAGCAGAAAATACTGCTGGATCATTACGAATAGCTGACGGATCAAGAATCGTAGCCGCAGAAAGATCAAGAGGTCAAATTCTTATTTGGACAGATACTTCACTACACGCAATGCAATTCATAGGACCACCGTTTACTTTTGGTCTAAGACAATTAGGTCAGAACTGTGGGGCGATAGGTAGTCATGCCGCTGTTGATATAAACGGTATAAGTTATTGGATGTCACAGGACTCTTTCTTCTTGTTTGATGGTTCCGTTAAAAAATTACCGTGCACCGTGGAACAATTTGTTTTTGATAATATTAATATTACAGGATCTGAAAATGCCTTTGCAGGACATAATGGAGAGTTTAATGAAATTATGTGGTTTTATCCACGAACAGGTTCAGATCAGATAAACGCTATCGTAGCTTACAATTATTTAGAAGGCACATGGTGGACAGGGACCTTAGCAAGGACCACTTGGATAGATCGAGAAGTTTTTGATAACCCAGTGGCATCAGAGTATTTTGAAAATACTACTGCTAACAATGAAGTTATCTTAGGACTAACAGATGGAGCCACTCAGATGTTTTCACATGAGGTTGGTAACGATGCAGATGGCACTGCCATCACAGCTTTTGTAAAATCAGGAGCAGTTGAGATAGGTGAGGGTAATGATTTCTTGATTGTGCAAAAACTTATACCTGACGTGCAAAATCAATTAGGCACACTAAATGCAAAATTAGAATTTAAAAATTATCCTAATAACAGCACAAGTGTTATTAAAACTGCAACTTTTACTGACGCTACTGAGTTTGTAAGTTTGAGAGGAAGAGGTAGAGAGTTTACAGTTAATGTTGTTTCCAACACTACAGGAACTTCTTGGAGATTAGGAACACAACGTTTTGATATACAACCTGATGGTAGAAGATAAAAAGCCTTTATACAATTTTAAAAACAATTCAGGCACAGACATTGCTCCCTTAATTCAAGCCATAAATGTTATAGGCCAAGATTTGGTCGGTTGTGAATTAGGAGCACATAGAGGCTATAGCACAATGACCATGTTGCACAATTGTTCTCTTAAAAAACTTTTTGTCATAGATAATTGGAAGCCTTACATTGATTATTTAAAACAAGAACCAGACGGTCAACCTGCTTACATAATTAATGAAATAGACTCTGAGATAAATGAGTTTTTGTTTAACAATCATTTAAAATACTCTGGGTCACAGGACAAGGTGTCGATAATAAAAAAAGACTCATTAGACGCTGTAAAAACTTTACAAGACAATAGCTTAGATTTTTTATTTTTTGATGCCATGTTAGACAAAAATCAAACGTATGAAGAGGCTCATGCCTTTTACCCTAAACTTAAACAGAGTGGCTATTTTATGGGTCATGATGCAAACTGTTTTCAACAAGTCATTGAGCCTATAAATAAATTTAAATTAGAGGTTGGTAATACCAATAAACTCATGGTTTATAATAATACTTTTCTATTTAAAAAATAACATGGTATAAAACAACATGGCAAAATTAACCATTACTAGATTTCCTGATCCAAGGGAAGAATATGAGAGAGGTCAACAAGCTGAACTAATAAGGCAACTTGAAGCTATCGTATTACAATTAAACAGCTCTTACACACAAGATACACAAGAGGAGTCGACACGAAGAAGTTGGTTTTTTTCTAATGGCTGATGTATTTAAAAGATTTATAACAAACGTAACAACAACAGATCTTACGACAGTGTTTACTGTGCCAACTGCTAATGTTGCTGCAACACCTCCAGTTCCTGTTTCTACTTTTATAGTAAAAACTATCAACGTTCACAATTATGATGGATCTGCTTCAGTAACTTTGAATATAGATCATAATGATGGTAGTGCTGACTTTCAAATATTTCAGGTGGACGTATCAGCTACAAACACTAACACTATTAGTACTAGCATGGTATACCAAGAGGGAGACGCTATGAAAGTACAAGCTAATGCTGCATCAAGAGCGATGATAGAAGTATCATTGTTAGAGGTTAAACAACAGCTTTAGTGGATTATATTTTTAAAACAAAAGCATTAGATCATGAAAAAGTAAAACAACTTTTATTAGATCAAATCAACTCAATACCAAACAACCCTGTAGTAGAAAATCAACAAAACATATTTCATACCGACTGGAATTTACCAAGAGCGATGCACAGAGAATATTTCAAGTTATTTTCAAAAACAGTTTCAAATCATTTAACAGAAATGGTTAAGGCTTTACAAGTTGATAAGTGTGAGATTAGTTCTTTTTGGTTTCAAAGATATAAACAAAATGGTTCTCACCCTTGGCACACACATACTTGTTGTCACTACGCTAACGTTTATTTTTTAGAATGCCCAAAGGGATACAGCACAAAATTTAAACATTTTGACAAAGAATGTGAGGAAGGGGATATCATAAGCTTTCCTGCTTTTTTACCACACATGTCACCACCAATAGAAAGTAATAGTATGAAAACTATTATAAGTTTTAACACGGACTTTATAACATAGGAGAAAATTATGTATTTATTAGCAACTGTGCCACCAGAGGTATCATCTAAATTAGATGAAATCGTAAAACAAAAACACACAATAAAGGCTAATCATGATCTAGCAGGTAATATAAAAAATGAGTTTATGATACCAGATGCAAAGCCAATTATATGGCCCCTTCTTGATATTTTAATAAAAGAGTGGGCTAAAAAATATCCATCTGAATTTGCTAGATTAGGGAGCATGAGTAATCAAGAAGAATTTAGATTAATGCTCTTTAATACTTGGGTTAATTTTCAGAAAAAACATGAATTTAATCCAATACATACTCACGATGGAGTGTTTAGTTTTGTTATTTGGCACAAAGTGCCTTTTACTCAAAAGGATGAGTACGCTAGATTTCCTAATATGAAAGAAGATCAAATAAAAGCAGGTCATTTTGCTTTTGTCGTAACAAATCAAATGGGTAAAGTAATTCAACATGATATGTGTGTAGACAATACATGGGAGGGTAAAATGGCTTTGTTCCCTGCTGATCTTAATCATATTGTTTATCCTTTTTACACGTCTGATGAGTATCGAATATCCATATCAGGTAACGTTGGGTTTCAATTATAACTGTTGATTTCATAGCTTTTCGCCTATAAAACTATATTATGGCGAAAATTGTAGATGAACCCATCCTATTACGTTATGACGTGATTGATGGTAAAAAAGTTCCTGTTTATAGTGCCAAGGTAGAGACAACAGTCACCAACACTAAGACAGGGCAAGAGTATAATTCACATGAGGAGTGTCAGGCAGACATTGACAATCCTGAAACAGACACAAAAGAGGAAGACATTAGAAGAGACGTTAATGTAATAGCTCCTAATTTATTCAGTGGAGCCGCTACAGGCGAGGAGTAAAATGCAACAAAAAAGCTACGCACAAGTTTATGAAATGGGTCTTGGATCGTTAATCGGTGATTTTTTTCAAAACGTTAAAGACACTGTTAAAGGCGTAGCAAAAGCTGTTGCTCCGATTGCTCCTTTCGCAATACCTTTTCTAGCTCCTGCATTAGCAGGTACAGGAATAGGAGGTTTATTAGGAGGTGGTGTTGGTAAATTTCTTACAAGTAGATTAGGTCAAGCAGCATTAGGTGCAGGTATAGGGGCATTAGCAGGACAAAAACCATCTCAGATTGCAAAAAATTTAGCTCTTCAAACTGCCACCACAGGTATTCAGGGAATATTAGATACCACTAAAGGTCAGGGTACTCTTAGTGAAAGGTTTATGAGTGGGGTTAGAGGAGTAGAATTACCTAAAGTGACAAACGTTCCTGTGAATAGAGATTTTGCAAGTGCAATTCAACAAGATATTGATGTGGGTAATATATCTCCTAATACAGTTGCAGAGGCTCTTAGTGGTGCAAGTTCTCCATTACCATTACCACCTGAAACTGAAAAAAATATTTTTGAAAAAGCTTTTTCTGCTATTAATCCAGCAGATAGATCTGTCAATCCTGATTTTGTAAAAACTAAAAGATTTGCAGAGCTGACAGGGAACCCTCTGTCTGATGAAGCGATTGAGGCTTTAGGAGTTCCTAAAGATGCTAGTTTTACTTATCAATACGGACCTGCTTTATATACAGCGTTCACGGCAACACCTATTCTTGAGCAATATTTAGGACCTAAAGAAGAGGAATTTGAGACGACTACTGAACGAGAAGACTTATATACACCAAACTATGCCCAATATCAGTTGTTGGATATCACAGGCCCTGAGGGTATTGCTCCACTGCTCGTGGCAGAGGGGGGCGAAGTTACAGGGTTTGCAGAGAATGGTGGTAAAAAAATACAACATCCTGAAGGTGACACAAAAGAACATCCAAAACGAATTGGAGAAATAGTAGGTCCCGGAACAGGAACCTCTGATGACATACCAGCCATGTTGAGTGATGGTGAGTTTGTTATGACTGCTAAAGCTGTAAGAAACGCTGGTGGTGGATCTAGAAAAGAGGGAGCAAAAAACATGTATAAAATGATGAAAAGTTTAGAAAAGGGTGGTAGTTTATCACAACAAAGTATAGGAATGGCATAATGAGTATAACTGAGCAAATAGTAAGAGAATCACCTGAAGTAGAAGCTAGAAAACTGGGTTTATTGGACACTGCCAAAGCTTTAGCAGATAAACCTATAGTTTTACCTGAGCAACAAGTTGCTACTTTAACTCCTCAACAACTACAAGCTATAGAGTTGGGTGATACAGGCATTGGTGCTTATCAACAATATTTAGCTAACGCTCTTCAGTCTCAAGCGGCAGGTTTATCATCTTTAGGTCAAGCGGCACAACAGTTTGTAAATCCTACACAAGAAAATATTAATCAGTTTATGAATCCCTTTCAAGATGCTGTTAGAGATGAGATTAATCGTGCTTTTGATATTGCTCAACAAGGAGCAGATGCTCAAGCTATTGCCTCAGGTGCATTTGGTGGTGATAGACAAGGTGTTCAGAGAGCAGAATTAGAAAGAAACCGTGCCTCAGCTTTAGCTCAAGCTCAAGCTCAAGCATTTTTAAATGCACAAAATAGACAATTGGCAGGTGCATCAGGGTTAGCATCCATTGCTCCACAGTATGCAACTTTTGCAGGTCAACAAGGTCAGTTGGGAGCTTTAGGACAACAATTAGGAGCTCAAGATATTAACACATTATTAGGATTAGGTTCTTTAGGACAGCAACAAGCTCAAACAGAATTAGACGTAAATAGACAAAATTTATTAGCTCAAATGTACGAGCCATATCAGAGAGTCGGTTTCTTATCTGATATATATCAAGGAGCTCCAACCAGTGCTCAAACAATACAAACTCAGTCAGGATTTTCATCACCGACACCATCACCGTTACAACAAATTGCAGGTTACGGTATAGCAGGTC